ACAGCTATTAAACCAACCGCATCTCAGCAAGGTGTAATACTTCTAGCAACATGTGTTGTAACGCCCCCCGACGGCGAAGAAAAAACTATCGAAGCACAGCGCACTGCGACATTTGCTAGAGTATTAGTGTGCATTGACCCAGATGCACTGAATTATGATTCTCTTGCAACCGAAGATAACGGCACTTGTGAATTTATTCAACCATCTTCTACCACCCGCGTCCCAACCGGATTGGTCACTCAGCATGAGTTTGTAGTTAATTTAAAGTTTAAGTCCGACTATACTCAAATTTCCATACGAACTATTTTAGCTCAGACTATTACAGATATGATGCAACCATATTTTGACGATTATTATGATCAATTAAGATATGGAAAAACTCTTCTTAATTTTGATAAAGGTAGTGATCTACCAATATCTATGGCTAATGAACAACTTCAAATTATAAATTGGAAACGAGCAGAAGGAAATAAAGTAGCCCTTCGTCTTAAAAATGTACTTCCCACTGGATATCAAGTCGGCCGCCGGGCTATGGTAGTTAGAGAAATACAAAATCCAGTTTTTGATGTAATTAAATTTTTACCTGTTGAAGTTGGACCCATTGTACCAGAGTTAAGACCATCTATACCTTCGGGCAGACTTGGAACCCAAAATAAAGTAACAGGAAGATTAGTAGATTTACTGCCAGGCATAGCTGGAGGATCTGGAGCATTGAGTGTAAGTTCAAGTTATTCTAATTTTGTTTCAAATCAAGTATTAGAAAATTATTATAATGTGAATCAAACGTCTATGGAGATAAATGTAGATTATTCAAATTTTGAAAATTTTGTGACATTTGGATCTGCTCAAAAGAGAATTGATGTCTTTAAGGCCAAGTTAGATAAAATACAAGATTTAGTAATAGTATCTCCGGTATTTGTTGAAGATTTAAATATTTCTGGTTCATCTGCTGAATCGGGATCATATAATACTGTTTTTGGAACGTTGGTAGTCGCTGCGAATGGAACGACTACTTTGTCACAGTCGGGTTCTTCAGTGGTATATGACCTGTTGACCGCTACTACTGGAAGTCCGGGCTATGAAGCTTCAGCTTCTGTCTTTGTTGATACATCAAATCAAGTTTCAAAACAAATACAAGACTTAGTTAGAAATTTTGATGGATATGAAAGTGAGTTGTGGTTTGAATCTAATCTTCCATATTCAGCTTCCGATGAATCGAATGTTAACATAAATAATCAATATAAAGTTGATTATACCTATCCGAAGATCTTAGGAATACCACTTGCAACAACCGATCCATTGGTATCTGGCTCGGCCGGGGGTGAGTGGTATCCACAGATGACAGCTATTGCAATTGATTATGATGCAAATAATAAAAATAGATTAACAGAAAACATTCCAGATTATTTGTGGGATGATGAAGATTCGGTTGATTTTATAACATTTACCGATTTAATTGGTCATCATTTTGATAATGTTAAAGTTTATATTAAAAATTTGGAAAACTTGTCTTCTAGATATCCAAAAATAGATAAAGAAATATCAGCACCTATGGCGGCTAATGTAATAGAATCATTTGGTGTGAGTATTCCAAGTATTTCTGGTGTCGAGGGGCTGGTTAAGTATGTTACGGGGGATAATACGGGATCTGTTTCTTATAAAAAAATAGCTGATGAATATTATAATAGATATGTTCATGCTTTGCCGTTCATATTGAAATCAAAAGGAACAAAACAATCTATAAATTCATTACTTAATGTCTTTGGAATTAACCCGAATTTAATTACAGTTCGTGAATCTCTAAAGGGAGCATATACTACAATTGAGCCCGTTAAGGTGACAACAACTGAACAAGATTTTGGTTTAGAATTTAATAGTGGTTCTTGGGTAAGGGTTCCATTTTCTGCTAGTTTAAGACAACCAAAAACAATACAAGCAAGATTTTCATTGTTGGATGTTAGAAATCAAACAATATTAAATTTTGAGCCGTCATCTTCATATAGATTAAATGTTGAACGACATCCATCTGCGGCTACTAACACATATTATACAAATTCTGGTCGATTGGATTTAGTTTCGGGATCATCTGCTACAGGAACGGCTAGTCTTGCTACTACTGAGTATTTTGATCTCTTTGATGAAAATCCTGTTAGTATACAATTAAAGTATGATGCGGCCGGTGTTAACTTTGATGTTAGAAAAATAGAAAATGAAGAAACAACATTTTCCGCGTCGTTACAGGAGTCAGCACCAAGTATGAGTGCTGATTGGGGATCTTTATCAAACCTTTATATTGGTTCCCCCGCAAAATCATCTAGTGTTGGATATCATCTCAGTGCTAGTTTAGATGAATTTAGAACGTGGGGAGAACAAATTAGTGATGCAAAATTTATTGAATTTGTAGAAAACCCAGGCATGTATGCGGGAAATACCCATACTTCTTCATTACAAAATCTTCATGTTAGATTATCGTTTAATTTACCAGAAGATGTTCGAACACTTGGATATGTGACCAATACTACACCATATGAGAACAAATCCCAAGCACCGTCTTTGGCCACCATTGCTAGCAGTGCGGACAATGTAGATGGAATTGCATTTAGTGTTGGATCATCCCCCATGTACCAATCTAAGAGAAGTATTAGAACGGTCATTGAAAGTTCATATAAGGTAGGGGCAAGTACACGAACTACTGATATGATACGAATTGCACCAGCACCGCCGTTGTCGGGATCGTTGAGTAGAACATCAACGTTAACGTCTATTGTTAAGAAATTCCAAACAAGTAGCATGGGATCGACCGATATAGATATATCCATATCACCAGTAGATGCTGTGGACAGAGATGTTATTCGTTCGTATGGTAATATTAATTTAGGTAATTTTATTGGTCGTCCGATTGATAGAAATGCTGACAACTATCCCTTATTAGATACTATTGAACAAACGTTTGTAAAGAGTTTAGCACCAACAATAGATTATAATGCTTTTATTAGATTTTTTGATAAGTTTTTACATCTGTTTGGTGATACTGTAAAGGATTATTTCCCCGCCCGCGCTAACATTACAGATGGAATTGTTATTCGTTCTCCAATTTTAAATAGAAATAAACTAAGAGGAAGAGAAACCATTAAGATGGGGGGAGAGAATACGCGAAGAACAAATAATGCTATTACATCTACTACTGATAAGGATGTGATTAGATCATTCGATCCGACGCTTTCAATTAGTTCTTCTTTTACAAATGAACTCCAAGCTGATTATTCTAGCATTGATTCAAGTTTGTCATTGTCAGATTATACTGCCGGAACTGCTGTTCCTGCAAGGTTTGTTGTATCAGCCGATGGATATGATCAAAGTGGGTTTAATACTTTGAATGGTATTATTGTTCGACCTAATAGAGAGCGAGATGCTACCCAACGAGGAGATGGAGCATTCCCCGCGTTGCCGTCTGTATTTGCTGGCAGCTCAACCGCAAGTCTGCTTTCTACCACACCTATTCAGGACGGTGCCCTGGCATACGGTCCAGTAGATGACTTTACACCGGATAATATAGACGCATATACTTATTTTGATCAATCTCACGGTCTTACTTATATTGATGCTGTTAGAAATCTACCAGTTACACAATCGTGGATGCCAGCTGCTCCAAATGTTACCAGTTCTGGGTGGATTCATAATAATTCTTATAATTTAGGAGATGTTGTTTTACAACCTATAGATACGAAATTATATCTTAGTGGATCGACATATAGTTCTGGAAGTGATTTGTCCGATAATGGAAAATATTATGTATGTCAACCACAAACGGATAGAACATCTACATTTCAAAGTTTACATCCACCACAACTTGATGGAAATAATTGGGTACCTTTGAAATATAACAAAGAATGGTATCAAAAATTGGCTAGATTTGCATACGTTGGTGGTGATACAGATAATGTTTCGTTATTAACAGATACTACTTTTGTAGGGTACGATTCAATACCAAAAGAATATACAAGAAAACACTTTAGATTTTTTAGAGATACTTCAATTGGAGCTAGACGGAGAACATATGAGGGAACATTAAATACAATAACTACAACCGTTGATGTAGGACAACCATTTGAAGTGTTTGATCTTAACGTTCAGACGATCACGGTCGGTAGCAATGACCGCGCTAGTGGTGGTGGTGGTGATGACGATATCAGGCGCGTGGCGTTCGAAGACGATATCAGCGATCCAGACGATGGCCAGATCGGCTTGAGGCCCCTCGTCTACCCCATTGGGCCAATGGACCTAACGACTGGACCCACAGCCGATCCTACGGAAGATCCCCGAATCAACGTTATTAGGGATATCATTGCTACAGTTCCCATCATTGACCCAGTACTGCCCCAAGATCCAGCGGCTATAATTAAGGTCGAAAAAATTGTTGAGATTGAGAAGGTAATTGAGAGTCATCGCCGCGATATCGGCCATGCCGCTCCTGACGCCGACGCGAGGCGCGATGAAATTGTTCGGTTGAAGAAGCAAGCTAAGGCTATTAGGGATGAATTAGTAGATGATATAGTCCGTGAAGACGAAAAGATTGATCCTGTCGCGCGAGTGGAAAGGACTGAACGACCCGATCCATTTGAGATTAAACCAAGTGGTAGAGATCTTCCTAGAGAGAAAGAGGAAGATTTTGGTCCATCTGTTCCCGACGAGGATGATGGAATGTTTTAGGGACCGCACGCAGTTTTAATTGAAAATCTTTTAAAATGAATTTAGATAATACTTATATTAGAACCAATAGGAGACAACAAATATGGCATATCTTGACAACACTGTAATTACAGTTGACGCTGTTCTCACCAAAAAGGGTAGAGAACGATTGGGACAGGGAAGAGACGCTTTTAATATTACAAAATTTGCAGTATCCGATGATGAGATCGATTATTCATTATATAATACCGCTCATCCACTAGGATCATCATATTATTCAAATATTATTGAGTCGATGCCTGTTTTGGAAGCAATTCCAGACGAATCCCAAACAATGCGTTATAAATTAGCATCTATGACTGTGGGACTCAAGAGACTCCCAATACTTGCCGGAGACGGAGTGCTCTCTTCAATAACATTAGATTCATTGACGGAAACACACAAAATTTCTCCGAAAACCATAGTGCATGCAACGGCTGGAGGAACTCTCGATTCCTCTACCACTCTTGATAGTATTCAGGGATATACTATAATTCTATTTGATGAAGAGGCTGCAAGAGTAGAAATTGAAAGTGGACTACCTGCAGCTGCGAATTATAAAAACGCATCTAATGTTACAGTGAATCCTCTTATTAACTTTTCATCAACTATTGTTAAGGCTGGATTTAGTTTTACAATTGTACCAAAGGAAGTAACTGCGCAGAGAAATACAAAAATTACAATTTTTGGTAATGAATCTGGAGTGACAAAAACAATGTCACTTACAATTAATCCTACAACTTAATGACTATTTTAAAATAAACTAACTTGAGGCAAAAAATGGCACAAATTTACAAAAGGATTACCGCAGATGATAGAAGTTTCATTTCGCAAGAATCGACTACAGGATTGTGGAGTGGAGATACAGGATCGTTAAGTACCCTGCATACTTCGGCTACTCAAATAGCAAAAGCTAATTCAAAATATTTTGTTGATGTTTATGACGTAGACCCCGCAACCACTTCGTCCGCTGCTGTTCAATTTTCACTAGGATATGGCAATCGTTTTGGATCGGGTTCTCCAACGTTAACTCAACAAAACACATCAACGCGGGCTGCTCAGGCTGTTTATCTTCAGTTAAAGAATTTACTGTTAGATCCAACCGATACACAATTTACCTTTGCTAGTTCTGCAACATCTAATCAAATTTATGCTATTGTTATTTCAAGATCTCGTTATAAGGGATACGTTGATTCTGGTAATTGGCAACTTACTCTGAGTGGTTCAAATGGATCTTTCCACTTTATTGATGACAGTTCACAAACTCTTGGAACCAAAAGATCGTTTGCAAAGAATGGATTAGTCTTCAACGTTGCTTCTGGTTCTCTTAGCGGAACCCAAGGAAGTACTATTGTATCCACCACTTCTACTGGGTCCGCCGCGACTGCTAAGGGATTTGGATTATTCTATCCGCAAAAGGGTATTATTATTTTAAATGCAGATGTAATTGGTGCACATGTAGGATTTAAGGCTAGAACTGGATCTCTTGGTGATATTATAGGTAATTCAACAGGTGCAGGCGAAAACACTTCCTCAGCTGCTGTATTTATAAGTGCTTCAAGTTCAACTAATACGATTCCACGATCACCAATTACGGGGGCATTAGCAGGAACGGGTGGAGTTTACCAAGATCAATATAATTGGCACGGATTATATCGTAGTATGGTACTTGGATCACAGGACGTTGGGTTTACAGCTCGTTCTGCTGAAATCATTTCTTCAAATCATTATTTCCTACGGCTTAATAATAAGGAATTCAATTATTCAAACAATCCATCATTTGCTACGGGATCGAATGGTCAATTAGCTAATCAAGATTTTGAAAATGATCCTAAAGTTTTTGTAACAACCGTTGGGTTGTATAACGATTCAAATGAACTATTAGCGGTTGCTAAACTGAGTCGCCCGTTAGAGAAATCCTTCTCCAAGGAAGCTTTGCTTAGAGTCCGATTGGATTTCTAATTGGAGATTTAAATGTCCGTCTTTAAACAGATCGGTGGCGGAAATCATATAGCGGAACCCTTTGAGGTCAACGCTGATCATAGTTTCGTATGGGTATCCGGTTCAGCTACAGCCGGTACAAATGGTCAAGCTTCTCCTACATCTTCGTTGAGCGGTTCGGGATTTAGTATTAATCTCGCTAACGAACCCCCAATAAATTATCCAACTGGTACCACTCAATACTTGGGGGGAATTTCAGACGGTGGATTTCATTCTTATCCATTGTTTAATTCTATTAAAAAGTATTTTTATGTTGGAGAAGTGTCTGCTTCATCAGATAATGCTTATGGATTTTATCCATCCGGTTCAATGTTTGTGTGGAATGTTGGTTCAAATTTTACTGGAGAGGGAATTAAACCAGATACATTTAAAATTGAATTAGCTGGTAGCTCTTTGAATATTCAAGATGATGGCACTGGAAAACTTAAATTAAATAAAACGGGATCTGTTGTTGGTAATATTTCTTATAATCATGGAATTGCTGCCGTTCAACGAAATATTACTGCTAGTGCTGCTAGTTTTATATCCACAGATGGAATTTCTATTCGTAATAACGTAGTTGTTACATCCACTTTCCAATCAATTGTTAATATTTATGAACATACGGTAACTTGTACGATTCAACCATCGGATTATAATGTAACGTTTAACCCGTCAGCACACACTACTGTGAATGCACTAGATGTGACGGGCTCGGGCAATTATAATAATTATATAGATAGTGGTTCGGCTTTACCCTATGTAACAACATTGGGGTTATATAATGATTCTAATGAAATGTTAGCAGTAGCTAAATTATCAAAACCAATAACTAGAATGAAACACAGTGATCAAACTTTTGTTATTAAGTTTGACGAATAAGGAGAAACAAAATGTCAGATATGTTAACGAGATATAATGAATCAACATCTACAACGGTTCAAAGTGCGCGCAAACAAGCAGAGGGAGACAAAACAACAGCAGTTAATTTTTTTGATAGAGAAACTACATATCAAGATAATTTTACACCAAGAGATAAGGGTAACGCAACTGTAACTCTTTCTAATGCTGACGATGATACGGTTGGAAATTTTACAGAAGATGCATTATCACACTATAATCAAGAAATTGTAGACTTGGCTAATGGACATCACAAGTATAATAGATCAAATGTCGATTCACATTATGTAAATCAGAATTTAAATACCCCCGGCGCGATATATCAGCACGGCGCTTCTGAAAAATAATTAAAAAGGTTATAAAATATGTCAATTACACCTCGTAGCCGTAAGGCTAAGGGGAGACGGTTACAACAAGAAGTATGTAATTTGTTGTTGGAACAGTTTTCCCATCTAGAACAAGACGATATCAAGCCCGCCATCATGGGAGAAAGTGGTGAAGATGTAAAACTTTCCCCAGCGGCTAGGAGATCCATTCCCTATTCGTTTGAATGTAAATCTCAGGAAAGACTTAATGTTTGGCAAGCACTAAATCAAGCCGATGGTAATAGTAAAGGCCATGAACCTATTTTGGTTTTTAAACGGAACCGAAGTAAGATTTATGCGGTTGTCGAATTCGACCATTTACTAAAGTTGTTGGAATTAAACAACAATTGAGCGGTAGGCACTTGACAAACTGTGTTAATTCTTATAGATTATCTACATGAATGATATATTACTGTCCATAGAAAGTGTTATTGGGTCATCTACGAAATCAACCAAAGACGAACGGTTGTTTATTTGCCCATTTTGTTATCACCACAAACCAAAATTATCCATAAACTTTGGAAGGCGAATAGGTTTTTGGAAGTGTTGGGTTTGTGATGAGAGCGGTAAGCGATTTTCTACACTTTTATATCGTCTTGGATATTCTCGCAAAGAAATAAAAGATGTTCTTCAGGACCATGAAGATTTTTCTTATAAGAAAGAACATAAAGATGAGAATACTAGAAAACTTTCCCTACCTAGAGAATACAAACCCCTTTGGCAACCAAGTGGGGGTTTTGAATATCCTAATGCTATTAAATTTCTTAAAGATCGTGGTTTAACCAAATATGATATCTATCGTCACCAGATCGGATATTGTGAGGATGGGTTATACAAATCACGAATTATCATTCCTTCATATGATAATGAAATGAAGTTAAATTACTTCGTTTCCAGATGTTATTATAACTCCACGACTAAATACAAAAACCCCCCAGCATCTAGAAACAATATTATATTTGAAAATTTAATTAATTGGAAGATGCCTGTGGTTTTAGTTGAGGGAATGTTTGATGCAATTAGTGTGAGAAGGAATTGTATTCCACTGTTGGGTAAGATTATGTCTGATAAATTGAAACAGACTTTAATCAAAACCAAGCCACCTGAAGTTTATGTAATGTTAGATAGAGATGCTCAAAAAGAAGCTATGAAAATTGAGCAGTATTTGAAATCTTTTTATATAAACGTTAAATTAGTTATACCAACAGATAAAGATCCTAGTGATTTGGGTTTTGAAAAATCATGGGAAGTTATTGGTGGCGCAATTAAAAGTACCTTTGTGGATCTCGTTGGTACACGGTTCAACACTGCATAATATAGTATAATATATGAAAATAATTGATGTTAACTTTGATAAGTTAAATAGAGTAGTACATTTAGCAGATACTCATATTCGTCTTTTCCAAAGACACGACGAGTATAAAAAAGCTTTCAAAAAACTTTATAAACAATTAAAGAAAATAGACCTAGATCACGGTGTTATTGTTGTTGCTGGAGATATTTTACATGCTAAATTAGACATGTCTCCTGAAATGATCGAACTAACCTCAGATTTTTTATCAAATCTTGCAACAATCGCTCCTACATTGGTCATTGATGGAAACCACGATTTAAATCTGTCTAATCCCCACAGGATGAATAGTCTGTATCCGATTATCAAAAACATTGATCATCCAGACTTACATTATCTATCTGAAAGTGACATCTATAGAGTAGCCGATACTGAATTTGCTGTATTTTCAATTATAGATGCTTATGCTAGTCCTGAAAATTGGCCAAGTGCAGATGACATGACGGCTAAAACAAAGATAGCTTTATATCACGGTCCTGTTTATGGAGCAAAAACAGATACACGTTATATGATTAGTTCTCGTCATGTTGAGGTTAGTAAATTTGATGGATTTGATATCGCTATGCTTGGTGATATTCACACACATCAAATTATGCAAAGAAGAAATAAATCACAAAATCAACCGACTGTTGTTTATTCTTCTAGTTTAATTCAACAGAATCATGGTGAAAAAATAGATGGCCACGGGTATGTTGTTTGGGAACTACCATCTTGTAAAATGGAATTTCATGAATTAAAGAGTGATACTGGATACGCGACAATAGAAATAAAAAGTGAAGATTTAAATAAATTAGTTATACCCGACAATCTTCCTAAGAATCTTCGATTAAGAATATATGCTTCAAATATTGAAAATACTAAACTTAAGAAGATCATTGCTGTTATAAGAAAGAAATATAACTTACTAGACATCGCGATAAATCCAAGCAAACCCGATCCACAGTCGCAGTCAACACAATTAGAAAGATTTGACACCGGCAATCTCAGTGATGTTAATATTCAAAATTCCTTAATACGAGACTGGATACTTTCCAATTACCCAATAATATCAGATGAAACTATTGAGTCGGTTGTGAAGATTAATAAACGAGTGAATGGTTTGATTAAGTATTCGGACCAATCTAGAAATATTCAATGGAAACCTCTTCGATTTACATTTTCAAATCTATTTTCTTTTGGTGAAAATAATACTATAGATTTTACAAACATGCTTGGAACTAATGGTATTTTTGCTCCAAATGCCAGTGGTAAAAGTTCTTCTATGGAGGCCCTTAGTTTTAATTTGTTTGACAAAACTCCACGAGCATTTCGTGGTGATCACATTATGAATATTAGGAAGAAAAAATTTGAATGTGAATTATCTTTTGATGTAAATGGTGAGGTTTATGTAATCAGACGCGTCGGAAAGAAAAATAAGAAGGGAGCTGTTAAAGTTGATGTAGATTTTTGGAAAGAAAATGAGGATGGCACTACAACTATTTTAAATGGTGAAGATAGGTTTGGTACCAATGCTAATATTCGTTCTATTGTTGGCACATATGAAGATTTTATTTTAACAACATTATCTGGTCAAACTGGAAATTCATTGTTTATTGATAAGTCTAATTCAGAGAGAAAAGTTCTTCTCAACCAATTTATGGGGTTGAATATCTTTGAACAGTTAGAAAGAGTTGCTAATGAAGAAAGTAAAGAGCTTCAAGGAATTTTAAAGAAGTTTTCTAGGGAAGATTTTACAGAACAGTTAGTATCGTTACAGACTGATATAGAAAAACATAATATTGATTTATTAGAAACCCAAACCCAGATTGACGATTTTGATAGAGAAATGGATGGGTTACAACTTGAGACGGAAATTCTGTCATCTCAGAAAATTAAAGTGCCTGTTACAAACATGGACAAGGGAACGTTATTAAAATCCAAAAAATCTTTTATAAAGAAAAAGGAACAAGTTGAAAAAAACATTGATGTGTTGCTTTCTGAATCTAATTTAATTAAAGATAAAATTGATTCTTTGGTATTTGAGTTAGATAAGATTGATATTGATGAATTGAAAGAGGTTTATGAAAAATATCAAGTTTGTGAAAAAGGATTAACAAGGTTAGAACAAGAATATAATGTATTAACAACTTCTATTGATAGTAGACAAAACATAATTAATCAGATTTCAAAATTTAAACACAATCCAGATTGTGAAGTTTGTATTGAAAATAATAAATCAAAGTTAGAACAAATAAGTGAAATCAATGAAGAAATAAGTATGCTTTCAAACAAAACTTCTGTGTTGGCTGGTGATATAGAAGAACATAAAATTAAACTTTTAGAGTTTAAAGAGAATTATGATTTATATTTATCAGCCACTTCTATGATGAAAGCTTTGGATAATCATAATATAAAATATAGTTCTTCTAGAAATTCAATTGACAAATATACAAACCAAACAATAGTTATAGAATCTGATATAAAGAAACATATAGAAAACATAAATAAGATTGATGAATATAAAGAATCGCTAATAAAGAATAAAAACATTGATGATGTCATTTTTAAATTAAAAAATTCACAAGTTGTAATTAAAAAGAATATCACAAAACTAACTGCTAATAAGATGGAGATACATTCCGATCTTAAGGTTAAAGAAAATGGTCGTTCTTCTATTATGGAACAGTTAGAAGAGATGACTAAGATTGAGAGGGAATTTGAAGCATATCGTTATTATATGGAAGCTATCAATAAAGATGGATTGCCGTACAAATTGATTTCAAAAACCATACCAAATATTGAGGCTGAAATTAATGCTATCCTTTCACAAATTGTTACATTTTCTATTGCTTTGGATGTTGATGGTAAGAATTTCGGCGGCAGAATTGTTTATGATCACGAAAGATCTTGGCCACTTGAAAACTCATCTGGTATGGAACGGTTCATTAGTAGTCTTGCAATTCGTGTTGCTCTGTTAAAAGCTTCCAACTTGCCCAAGTCAAACTTCCTTATTATTGATGAAGGAATGGGCACCCTTGATACAGAATTTTTACACGGAATGCAATTAATGTTTGATTTGCTAAAAACTCAATTCGATTTCGTTGTTGTTATCAGTCATTTGGATAATATTCGTGATATGGTAGATAATATTTTAGAAATTAGAAGTACTAATGGTTATAGTCACATCAATATACTAAGTTAATTTGATACTTATTTAGTAGAGAACTTTTACATTTATAAATTATGTCAAGAACGTCTACCAAACCTCGCGGCCAGGGCCTTTTTAGGACACCTGTTTTAATTGAAGATACTGCTTCTTATTCTAAATATTTTGAAGTATCTCAATTAGACAATAGAATTTTTCATGCTGGTAAAAATGGATTCTTAATTCGCGGTACCCAGTTTTTAAAACCAAATAGTGAAATTTCAATAGAAATAGTAGATCGGCTTAATAATCCCGTTTTTGCTAGTGCTGTTGCTGGTTATGAAGAGGGAGGATCACGATTAATATCTGTTGAAATTTATGAAGGAACAGCTGATGGCCCAGCAAATCTTATAATTTTAGGAACCGCACAAACCTATGCTGATGGTCGCCCAATACCCTCAGACACGCGTGGGTGGCGAAATAGGCCAAATGTTCGTTGGGTCGTTCCGATTCAAATCGAAACGTCAAATCCAAATATTTCACCTTTACGATTAGCAAACAATCCTACTGCTGTTATTACTGAAAAAGATTATCTTACTACTCGTATTGATAAGACAACAGTTACAAGTAGTTTATATACAGCATCTTTAGATTATGATTATGCTGTCAATCGGTCAGATGGGTATGCAATTTATATGTTAAATAATGCTGGCCAGCCGGCTACATTTTTTGATACAGTAAATGTCGATGGAATTTTTACAGGTTCGCTTTTTAGAAAGACAATAGAATCTGCATCTGCGGGGACAATAACTACCGTTTCGACGGGTGACAGTCAAGGCTATGTTACCGCAAGTGTTAGCATGTCTCTTGATAAGGTTTTAAATGAGACAACTGCTATTACACAAACTCCAATTAAATTTGGAGATGATACCGATTATATTAACCCACTTTTAATGTCTGGATCGTTCCAACGAGTTATACAAATTGCTGATCTGGACGCGGGAGCAACTAAACATACAATTGAAGAATATACATCTAGTGTAGTGTTTGAGTATGTTTCTGAATCTTTGGTTAATACGACAAGTACATCTTCTGTTTTGAATTTCAGAATACCATTTGTACAAACTATTACGGGAGAAATTGCAAAGGTTAAGATTAGTTCAAAAGAATCAAATGCGGCTATTACTTCTTTTGTACCATTTACAGAATTCGTCCCAGGCGAACGAAACTTAATTACATCTTCTTCTCTGTCAGGGACTCAGATAGGAAGTTTCCACCAAGCTGGGGTATTTACAGAAAGTAATATTTTAGATAGTAATTGGTTTTCTGCTTTGTTCAATAAAGCAGATGGAGATTTTAATCAAACTGAATATGAATCGGCTGGCACATCTCTTACATATGGAAAGACCAGTATAACATCTTCTGAAAAGATTCTTGAAGGTGCTGAGGTCGATCATACCGCAAGTGTTGTTCCTTATTTCTTTGGAACAAAAACCGGAATACAACTTTATAAGAATGTTGAATATACTTTAAAATACACAGCGGTTTATACACCAACATATGTTACTAGATCTGCTGGTATTGCTCAATCCGGTCCAGGCGTCAATGCTGTGGGACATGAGTACACAACTTCAGATATAGGTTCATTAAAAACATTCATAACTAGAACTGCAAACCACATTGATTCTGGAAGTTTTCTTGTCAATGATGCTGAACCAGTTCAAATCGGATCTGTTTCAAAACATGGTATGTGGGTTGATAATATTACAACCAGAGGACGCGACAAATCTTTATATGAAAGAGAAGTAAATTTTAAAATACCAGGCGATGGGGTAGCTTATTTAAGATTCAAAGCTGAAACTGGCTTTTGGAATTTCGGAAATATTGAAATTACACCTGCTGTTGAACGGGGATTTAATCCAGACGAAATTATTTTTGATGCAGAAAATAATACCCTACCAGCTACTACAAATGACTTTAAGATTCAATTTTTAAATTTTGAAGATATACCCATTGATTATCACCTCATTGGATCGTCCGTATTTGTTTCGGCTAGCAATTTACCATCAGATGGTGTAGATGGTGCTGCTGGAACATCTGCAGCATCACTTCAAGTCTCATCTAATTCACAAGTTTTTGCATTGGACGATTCAAGTGATACATCTTTATCACCAACAACTGTTACTATTACAGCTAAACAGCAGAATCAAGCAAGTAATTTAGTGGATGGGGATTTGGCGGTAAACAACAGTGCTGCAAAATCATCGTTTAATTATAGTGCTGGAAGTGGAACGGGAACGGGAACTGCTACTTGGACAGTAACACCTGACGGCCCCGATTCGGGCGATTTTCCAATAGTTGCTACTGTTACAAATGATGGTTTAAGTGATATTACAACATTACATCGGATAGTTGGTGGAGCAGACGGTAGTGCTGCAAAAACTGTAGTTGTAACTGCAACTTCTCCAGTTTTTGTAAAATCACGGGCCGGGACAATAACTCCTTCTTCAGTAACTATAACAGGTAATACTCAAAATACTACTACCAATGGAGTTTGGTCAAATTCTGGCGGTGCTATGACCGTAGTAAGCTCTGCTCATGCAAATCCTTCAGTTACAGTTAGTAACTCACAATTCGTTGATGGAATGACTGTAACTTACACTCTTGCTGGTGCTGATGGTAGTGTTGCAGATACAGTAACACTAAAACTATTAGATGCGGAAGAAGGTGGAGTTCAAGCAATTCTTTCAAATTCAGCCCATGTATTACAAGCCAATTCTATTGGAGCAGTTTCAAGTTATGTTGGAAGTGGAACAACGATAAGAGTTTATGAAGGTGCAACTGAATTAACATTCACGAAGGACGCTAGTTTTACAGACGCTACATGTGATTATAATAATGATCCAACTATTACACATAATGCAAATGCTAATATAGTTGCTGGGTTGGCGGTATCTGGTACCGGAATCCCAGCCGGAGCAACTATAGCAAGTATAACAGATTCAACTCATTTTGAATTAAGTGCGTCTACCACAGGTGGAGCAGTTA